ATTAGTAGGATCGGGGAGGAGGTTTCCCTCCTCCCCTCCTTTCCTAGTCTTCTATTTGAGATTCAATGGCCTTGAGAATATCCTCTTTGGACATTCCAGCCTCTTTATACTTCGCGACGGCCTCCTTTGCTAATTCCTCCTTAGTTTTTGGCGAACGTCGTTTCTTCTCTATTCCCAGATGGCTCTTCCAATTTACGAGATTATGAAGGGTTATCGATATTTTCCCTTCTTCGTAAATCTTGTCCATGAGGGTGATATGTTCCGGGGTACGCGCGGGAGCTTTTACTTCCCTCCCCATGAGATACCGAATGATTTCCTGCTGACGTCGTTTCAATCCGTCTTTTACCTGGGAGAGAATATCGGCCAGCATTTCTTCCGAATCGGCACCTTCTTCCACATGGATCGCGAATTCGATACCCTTCCATTCCTCATCCTTCCCAAACCATTCTTTGGGTATCTTTGGGTCCTTCTCGTCCATCCCTTGTGGCTTATACATTGCCCTATAAGGGTCCAGAAAAAACCCGGGTATCGCAGATGGTGTCGCATCTGGACTTTGGTCTTGTGGCTTTCTTTTTGCCATGGTGTCCTATTTCCTTCGTAAGATTAGGATATGAGTGGAATGACGCACGGCCCCATCTCCAAGGGAGTACCTGGCTCTCACAAGCACGAGATACAATACTGGCGTCAGGATTCTCTACCTTTTGCATTGTTCGATTTGGTATTGTCTTCTATCTATTCTCCTTTCTGTTTCTGATGGTATTATAAAGATACAGTACCCGCGTCCGATTGTCAAGGTATTTCTTCAAAGGTTGAAAGATGACAGGCTGTGCTAATCCAATCCTTAGCCCCTACTAGAAGCAATTTTCGTACCACAACCCGGCACGAATCTTGCGGGGGCGGGGTGGCATGGATTTTGCTTTCGTGCCACAACCCGGCACGGATTTTGAGGGGAGGGGGGCGAAGGAGGGAGAGAGCATTCGTTTTAGGCGATTCCCCCTTTTGCTTTTTCTTTCTTATTTTAAAGGCCCGGAAATTTTCTGAGCAAATTTTCAAAAAATTTCGAAGCTTAATGATTTTGTAGTTATGAACATTTTGCATATTAGTCGGGAGATAATAGGATATGAAAGGTGGGTGGGAAGGCTTGACCTCTTTCTACAGGTTCTTTATATTAGGGACATGGAATCTAGTATGAAAGATTTTAAAGAGGGGCCCGGCCGCCGCGGCCCAGGCTCCGTCATCATAAAGAACTCGCGTGCGCGTGCGCTTTGGTCGGCGCATCGTACTCTCCGTAATGGCGAGCAGAGTAAAGAGCTGGGTGATGAAGCGATTCAGAAGCACCTCTCGAAGAGTATGGCGGCCGTAGATGGGTAGGGCGACGGTGTTAGACGTGGAGGATGTAGGGTTGGCGTTACAAGCCGCCGAAGGGAATATGTCGGCAGCGGCCCGCATTCTCGATACTAGCCCCTCAAACGTCTACCATTATGTTGAGAAGTATCCTGAGCTGGTTCCTTTGTCGAACACTCGGCGGCTGGATAAGACGAAAAAGAATCCCACATCAAAGCCTGAAGAGCTTGCGGCCGCGATCACTCTCCACCGGGGAGTCCTTACGCTGGTCGCAGAAGAGGTTGGCCTCGGAAGCCCAGCCGCCGTCATGTATCATGTTCGGACTAACCCACAAGTCCGAGAGGCATTCGAGGCTGCCCGTGGCGCTATCATTGACAAGGCCCAGGTTAACGTATTCGATGCTGTGGAAGAGGGCGACCTTAAGCAATCTAACTGGCTCCTCGATCGACTCGGTAAGGACATGGGTTATGCTGTTCGGACCGAGATTGATAAGCGCGTTGAGTACGTGAATAACGTAGACGGTGCTTCTACTGCCCAGCTTCTTTCCGCTCTGCATCAGAAGATTGGAACTGAAGATGGATTGGAGATCAAAGAGGGGGAGTTCGAGGAAGTGGTTAACGACATTGCGTCGTTGGCTGAGGCTCCTGCTAATGGGAGAATCTCAGAAGTCCCCACCGAAGCCCTCGAAGCCGTGGCGGAAGGGGCGGAGGCGGAGCAAGAAGGACGGACTGATCCTGTGAAGGTTGAAGCATGAAGTGGAAATACGTAGCCACTCCGATCGTGATCTCTTCGAGTGAGATGAAGAATCCGAAGCCTGTCGGCCCTTTCGTTATGAAGAGGTATAGAGAGTGGATGAAGCGTTCGATAGAGGCGTTCGATCTTAGGCGAGAGAGGGAGCTAGAGGAGAGGATGTTCTCATGAGCATGTTCGGACATTGGGCTTGTTCTAAATGTAAGTTCAAGTGGATGGGAAGTATGGCAGAGTTGGATGATGTTTTGGACATTACTGGTGAGAAACATCGTGAGATCATTGATGGGAACTGCCCGAAATGCGGCGATCGTAAGAGCTATCACGTTTACGTGCCTGAGGACGGCGTAGCCGCATGACTGAACATCTCGGACTAGTCGAGGGGCCGAAAGCACCTGCGGACTTCGGTACTCAGGAGATCCTTACCGAGCTTCAGAAGCGGTCTCGCGCAAAGCGCGGCCTGATAGACTTTGCGAGCTATATGGACGAGATGTACGAGAGTCATGCGGTTCATAGGCTGATTGCGAAAAAGCTGGAGGAGGTGGAGAGTGGTGCGTGTCGAAGACTTGCCATATTTATACCACCGAGTTCTGGAAAATCCGAACTCGTCTCCAGATTTTTTCCAGCATGGTGCGTGGGGCGTAGTCCCCGAACAAAGTTCATCCACGCCTCGTATAACGCAGACCTTGCTGCCTCTTTCGGGCGAGTCATTCGCGACAGGATCAAAGACCCCCGCTTCGGAAATATATTTCCTGGCGTAAAACTCGATCCGCAAGCGATGGCACGAGATGAATGGGCGACGACGGCTGGCGGCACGTATAAGGCCGAAGGTGTTGGTGGTGGCCTTATTGGGTTTCACGCCCATATCGCTATCATCGATGACCCGACGAAAGATTGGGAGCAGGCTTCCTCTGCTGCTCATAGAGAGATGCTCTGGAACTGGTATACTTCAGTTCTCCTGAATCGCCTAAGGCCGTATAAGAATGGTCCGGGGGCGGTCATTTTAATCATGCAGCGATGGTATGACGATGACCTCGGTGGGAGGGTTAAGCGTCAGGGGGATTGGGACGTTCTAGAAGTCCCTTCTATAGCCACTGCAAATGACCCCCTCGGTCGATCAGAAGGTGAAGCATTGCTACCAGCATGGAGGAGTATCAAGGAGCTTCATGCTATCCGTGATGAGAATCCTATGCAGTTTATAGCTCTCCATCAGCAGCAGCCTGTTCCGAACGAGGGAGATGTTTTTGACCCTGATTGGTTCGGTGAGTATGATGAACTTCCGAGCGCTCTGAGCTTCTATGGCGCAAGCGACTATGCGACGTCTGAGGATCGAGGTGATTATAGCGTTCACCTTGTCGGCGGTTGTGATAGTGTAGGCAATATCTATTTTACTGATATGTTTCGCCGTCAATGCGATACTGCCGTATGGGTGGATGCCCTTTTAGAGCTTATGAGGCAGCGAAGTCCTAATGCGTGGGCGGAGGAGCCTGGGGCGATTCTGAAAGGCGTGGGACCGTTTATTCGGCGTAGGATGCAGGAAGAGGATCTTTATGTTACTCGCCGACCATTTCCCAGCATTGCGAATAAGGTTTCACGAGCAGCGACATTTGCCGGGCTTGCTCAGACGGGAAAAATCTTTCTTCCGAAGGGCGCTCCCTGGGTAGGCGATTTCATCGACGAGCTTGTTCGCTTCCCGCGTGGTAAAAATGATGACATGGTTGACGCGGGTGCGCTTCTCTGTCGGATGATCGTTAAGATTAATCGCGGCGAAGGGGCAGTTGTAGAGGCGAAGCCTGAGGCTCCACGGAATCTTACTTTCGACGAGATGGTGCAGAGGAGAGTACTTCGGAGTCGCGGTACGAGGATTGGAAAAGTTGCTCCGTTCTCACCCGAACCTAGCATTGTGCAGAATGTGCATAACTCTCAGACCCTCGCAGCCGAAGTTTTTGAGGAGCTGCCAGCCTAATGGCATACGAAGACCTTACAGAAAAAGAGCAAGTGGAGTTTTGGCGAGCGCAGGTTGATTTCACGCGCTCTAAGATGAAACCTTGGTTCGAGGCTGCTAATATTCTCGAATCGTATTTCGCGGGTGACCCGGCCTCTGAGCGTGAGGCGGACTTGGAGAATGACGGTCCTCTTGGCGAAACACATACGAATCGAATTAAGGCAGGAGTTCTCTACGGCTGGCTTGACCAGACCATAGCGAACGCGCTCGATCGTGATCCAGTCTTTCGCGCTGCAGCTGAGAATGCTCTTTCCGTCGATCAAGTAGATGATGTGTCAAAGTCTCTCAACTACTATTGGCGGATGACTCGTCAGCTTAGGACTGATGAACGTGTCTTTCTAGACGCTAGCATCTATCCTTATGGCGTAACGAAGCTCGGATACACGATTGATTTTGACCTGCGAGAGCAGCAGATTGAACAACCGGATGCTCTTGAATTTGAGTTTCCAGAAGAGGAGAACCTTCATCTAGTAGAGGGCACTCCTGCGCTCGTCACAGAGCATCAAGATCATCGGTATCATAATGAGTGGCATGAAGAGGCGCTGAAGAATCCTATCGACCCTCCGACAGAAGAGGGTGAAGAGGCGCTCAAAGCGCATATGAAGATTCACGAGGCTTTTGAGGATCGCGCGCAGCCGGACTCTGATACAACCGTGCGAAACGAGAGTGTTTGGGGGAAGCGCTGGCAGCCAGACCAGTTCTTGATTAACTGGGAGGCACAGGAGGGGCTGAAGGACGCGAAGTGGATTTGCTTTGATTGGGAACTTCCAACGATGGATGTTCAGGCAAATTCAAACTATAAGAATACCGATGATCTAGTTTCGACGAATAAGGCGACTGGAAGCGATGAGTTCGATGGAGATGAGAATACTCTCGGACTTGACCCATTCGCTACGACGAAGGGCCATGAGATTTGGGTGCGGAACTTTCCAGTAGCTAAGGGGAAGTATAGGAATCTCCTTCTCGTGATCGCTGATGACCACAATCAGTTCTTGCGGAACGAGGATGAGTGGCCTTATGATCGCTTGGATGATTTTCCAGCCGAGATTTTGAGTTTCCATACAGGTATTCGGACTTGGTTCAATAAGAGCCCTCTGGCGATGGGCGGCGCAGATAGCATCCAGATGCTTGTGAATGAGATCCTCGACGCTAATCTATACGTTGCGAGAAAGAACAAGAATATCGTAATGTATGATACGAATGTGATTAAGGATCAGAACCTTGTTCAGCAGATGCTGGATGGGCCGGATAGTGCTGCCTATGGAATCCCTGGACTTTCAGATAGAGAGATGAATGGGCCGCCGGTCAGAGCATTTGAGTTCCTTCGAGTGGGGGAAGAGAAGGGCGCGTTGATGAATCAAGCCCTTGCGATGTTTGACCGTGCTATGGGAACCCCGCAGCCGCAAGCTGGAGTGAATCCCGATAGCGCGACTGAGGCTAATATTATCGAGCGTAGGAATACTAGTCGGGAGAATCGTAGAGCCGCCCTTCTGAATGAGTATCAGACGCGTAAAGCGCAAAAGATGTGGCAGCTAATTACGCAATTCGTTCCCGAGGATCTTGAGCATATTGCCCCCGAGGCCATAGCATTCGCACAGGTTACTTCTGAGATGGCAAAGGGGCAGTATCGCTTCCAGCTTGATATCACAAGCCAGAGTGCGAATCTCGCCCTCGAGCGTTCACAGGGGATGGACCTTATCAATCTCCTCTCGGGGTTGGTGCCGGTTCTGACTCAGCTAAACCAGGGCGTGCCGAATGTGGCAGAGCTGGTGCGGAGACTCCTAGTCAAGGGGTTCCAAGAGAAGGATCTTGACGACATCATGCCGCGGTCGCAGCCCGTTGCGCCTGCGATGCCTGGAGCGCCCAGCCCTGGTGGAAATGGACAGCTTCCGGCGGGGGAGGAAGGTCCGGGTAGCTTCGGCGCAGAGGCAGAAGCATTGATGGAACAGATTACAGCGGGCCGCCAGAGCGGAAACGATATCGGTCCAGCGAACGCTGATTTATTCGGAGATGAGAGTAGTCCTAGTGTCGGGCGTACCAGCGGCCGTAGTGAAGGAGCTTAGAAATGCCTGAAGAAAGTATGGTTAAGTTCGCCGACGGGGTAGAGGAACTTCTCGCTACAATTAAAGGCGAGAAGGGTGAGAAGGGTGAGAAGGGCGAAGAGGAGTCGAAGGATATCGAGGTGCAGGATAAACTCGCTGTCGTAGAGATGCGCCTCTCGCAAGTGCGGAATGGCAAGACGAAGATGAAGGATGGGGAGGTGGCTAAGCTCCACGCAAAGGCTCGTAAGCTTCAGCGGAAAGGACGCTTAGAGCGTCTGGCGAAAGAGATGGAGCGAGTACGGAGTGGTGAGGAAGATCACCCAATGGGGTTTTA